CAACAACTGCAGACATTGCGCAGGAAAAGAAACTCAAGGACAGACTTGACTACCTGAATGGCTTGGAGCCAGACGCGCAAGGAAAGTTCCTCGTAGACGGGAAGTTGATGCTTCCATCCAAGTTCTACGACCTTCTTGACAAAACCAACTCTGAATACGAAAAAGTCAGCGGTTCTGCTACCCGTGCTTCCGCTATTTCGCAAGAAGAAAAGACGAGGCTTGAACAAGCACTGTCCTCCGCCAGGGCAAATCTGAATCAGTTGCTTGAGAGGGCCAAGAATCCTGGCATTGGTGGTCGCCCAACAGACGAAGCAATTGCAACCGCAAGTAAGGCGGTAAAAGACCTAGAAACACAACTTTCTATCGTTCCAACAACGACCGTAACTGAAACAACTGAAACCCCAACGCCGAAAAAGTTTGGCGTACCGACTGGTGTAAGACGACAGGAACCTTCAGAAACTCCACCACCTGACGACGGTAGACCAACCCCAACCAAACCCACCCCAACTCCATCTCCTGGCGCTCCATCACAAGAAGAATGGGTCAATAACCAACTCGATCTTCGCAACCTTCCAGACACCCCAAAGAACCGTAAAGAGATTGCGGCCGAGTACAAGAAGACCAAGTTCAAGCCACTCGGCGATAACTGGATCGAGTTGTTCAACGCCAAGTTCCCAACTCTTGGATTCATCTTTACGAACCCAGAGTTTGGCCCAGAGGTTATTGAGATCGCCCGCAAAGCCATCGAACAACAGTGGTATCTGTACCCAGAAACCGCTCAGGGTTTGATTGCCAGGGAGATTGCCAACACCCCGTACGGTCAGCGCTCCAGCGCCAAACAAGAAGCCTTTGACAAGAAAAACAGGGAGGACCAGCAGGTTGACATCGCCCAAAAGGTTGGAGAACTCCAAGGCCTTTACGGCAAGTTAGACCTTTCAGAGTCCGAATGGCAACAGATTGGCTATACGGCTGCACGTAACGGTTTGGATGACACGCTGACCCGACAGAAGATGTTGGAGTTTGTGTACCAGAAGAATCCAGAGGGCACCTATCGCTACGACACCGCAGTCCAGCAACTTGAGGCTGGTCGTCTTGGTCAGGAAGTCCGTAAGGCTTACGGCAACTACTTCATCACGCCAGACGAAGAAGCGATCAAGGATTACGCAACTGGAAAGCGGACACTGGAGGACATCAACCGCCAGGCACGTGAACTTGCCAAACAGTTCTACCCAGCGCTTGCTTCGATGCTGGACCAGGGGCTGACCGTGAAGTCAGTTGCCGATCAGTACGCAAGCATTGCTGCACAGACCCTTGAGGTCCCAGCGAATACCATTGACATGATGGACGCCAAGTTCCGTACCGCCTTTGACGTGCGCGAAGGCGACAAGAGCAGGACCATGACTAGCGGTGAGTTCCAGACGCTTCTCAAGACTGATCCGAAGTATGGTTGGCAGTACACCAAGACGGCAAACCAGGAAGCAATGGACCTTGCAACAACGATCGCTAGAGCATTTGGGAAGGTCGAATAATGAGCATGAACGCAGCGGACCTCCCGCTTGACCAAATTGGACCAACAGCAGAAACCATCCAGGCTGCTACCAGCCTTGGTTTCATCCCAGAAACTTTCACGCCAAGCGCACCGCCACCAGTTACTGGGGGAAAGACCGTCAGCAGGACGTTCTTTACTGGCTCTGGTGCGGACAGAATCAAGGTCACTGTTTACAGCGACGGAACCGTTGACGAGGTTGATGCACCAGTAACACCAGTCATTACTGGCGATGACGAAAGAACCGCCGCTCAAAGAACGGACGCCAGGAACGTCCTCAGCACGTATCTAAGTAGATACGGTCTTGGAAGCCTTACCCAGTTTACCTACGACCTGATCGCTAGAAACGAAATCAACACCGCAAACCCAGACGCACTTATCGCCAAGATTCGTGAGCGCCCCGAGTACATCAAACGCTTTCCAGCAAACGAAGCCCGTGTCAAGGCTGGCCTGTCAGAACTCGACCCAGCGTCATACATTGCCCTAGAGGAGCAATACTTGGCCACCCTTCGTTCTAACGGTTTGCCAACAAACTTCTACGACGACCCACAAAACGACTTTCGCAAGTTCATAGAAGGCGACGTATCTCCAGCAGAACTGCAGGCCCGTGTCGAGAACGGCTACAACGCCGTCAAGGATGCTGACCCAGCAGTCAAGGAACAGATGCGTCAGTTGTACGGAGTTAGCGAAGGCGAACTCGCCGCATACTTCATTGACCCAGAACGAACAAAGCCGTTGCTGCAGGCCAAGCAACTCCAACGTGAAGCACAGGCAGCCACAATTGCTGCTCGCGCATTGGAGCAGGGCAACATCCAGTTGAATGCGGCACTCGCCGAAGAACTTGTTTCTCGTGGAATTACTGGGGCTCAGGCACAGGCTGGCTTTGCCCAGATCGGTGCACTTGGCGAACTGGCACAAACGTTTGCTGGTGAAACCGCATTGACCACCGAGGACTACATCGGTGCTGCGTTTGGTTACGACGTGCAGGCACAGCAAGCACTTGAGACTCGTCGTCGTCAGCGTGTTGGTGAGTTCCAGGGTGGTGGACGTTTCGCTGCAACCCAGGGCGAGACTCAGGGTGCAACACAATTAGCGATAGGTGAAGCCCAGTAATCATTGACAGCGATACATTGCTAGTCGTATCGTTTGATTGTTCCGTCAGGGACACCATCGGAGTTCCCCGCCTTCGATGTGCAAACAAGGGTGAGATTGCAGCCATCTGGTCCCTCCGTCCAGATGTGGGCAGAAGGAGTGAGCCATGTCAGACGCAGAGTTCTCATACGAAGACGAAGCAGTTGACCAGCAGCCAAAGGACCCAGTTCGAGCACATTTGCGAAAACTGGAAGCCGAAAACAAGGAACTTCGAGCACTGAAGGCGCAAGCCGAAAATGCTCAGAAGGAACTGGCATTTGCGAAGGCAGGTCTTGACCTGAACTCCAAAATGGCCCAGTACTTTGTCAAGGGCTACGAAGGCGAACTTACGCCCGAGGCAATCCAAGCGGCAGCAATGGAAGCCAATCTCATCCCGAATGCAAACAAGGAACTGGCCAGCGAACAGCAGGCCTGGAACCGAGTGTCACAAGCACAGCGGAACGGAGAGACCAGCGAACCAGTGGTCGATTACGCGAGCAAGATCGCGCAGGCAACGTCAGCCGATGAGGTGATGCAACTGCTGGCTCAGGCGAGAGCCGAAGCAAGCAATTTGTAAACCCCCTCACAAAAGGAAATAGCCAAAATGGCATATACCCAGCAAAGTTCGGTTTCGACCGATCAGGCAGCATACGATCGCCTCGCGTATTTCGCGTTGCGTTCGGAACTCCTGTTCGATCAGGCAGCCGACGTTCAGCCAACCAACCAGTCAATGCCTGGTTCTTCGGTGATCTTCACGATCTTCGCAGACCTCGCAGCGGCAACCTCCGCCCTCACCGAGACCTCGGATGTCACGCCAGTCGCAATGAGCGACTCGCAGGTCACCGTCACCCTCGCTGAGTACGGCAACACCATCAACACGACCGCCAAGTTGCGCGGAACGTCGTTCCTCGACGTTGACGCAACGGCGGCGAACCTCATCGGCTACAACGCTGGCGACTCGATCGACCAGGTTGTCCGTGAAGTTCTTGCTGGTGGCACCAACGTCATCTACGGTGGCGGTGGATCGAGCGACGAAACCTCGCGCACGAACATCGAAGCCGAAGACATCATCGAAGCAAACGATGTCCGCAAGGTAACCGCAGCGCTTCGCGCAGCAAACGTTGCAACGTTCAACGGCTACTACATGGGTTACATCCACCCAGACGTGTCGTACGACCTCCGTCGCGAGACGGGCAACGCCTCGTGGAACGCTCCACACGTCAACGTCGATACCGCTGGTATCTACAACGGCGAAATCGGAACGTTCGAGTCGGTGCGCTTCATCGAGACCCCACGTGCCAAGGTGTTCACCAACGCCTCGGACGGAGCAGGCTCGACTGGAGCAATTGACGTGTACTGCACGCACATCATGGGCCGTCAGGCTCTTGCCAAGGCGTACAGCCAGGTCGATGGCAACGGCGCGTTCCCGAAGGTCGTTCGCGGCCCGATCGTGGACTCGCTCATGCGCTTCAACCCAATCGGTTGGTACTGGTTGGGCGGTTACGGTCGATTCCGCGAGGCATCGCTCCGTCGCATCGAGTCATCCTCGAGCATTGGTGTCAACGCTTAGTTGATCCCTCCCAGAAAGTGGGGGGCAGTGGGTTTCGTACCTGCTGTCCCCCACTTTTGCATTTGCTACACTGTTCGTAATGTCAATCTCTAACTACGCCGAAAACGCTCTGCTCGATACTCTGAGGAATCAGTCGTTTGCTGTCACCACTACCTACGTCAAGTTGCACACAGGGGACCCAGGTGAAGCAGGAACATCCAACGCCGCCACCGAGACGACTCGTAAAGCGGTTTCGTGGTCGGCTGCTTCGTCGGGTTCGTTGGCTTCTTCTGCGACTCTTGAATGGACCAACGTCTCGACAACTGAAACGTACACACATTGGTCGCTTTGGGACAATTCTACTACGGGCAACTGTCTGTGGTCTGGCGCTCTTTCTGCTTCTGCTGCTGTCACTGCTGGCGACACCTTCCAAATCACTTCGCTGACACTCACGCTGGACTAGTGGGGTAGCCCGTCGTGGCGACAAACTTCCCCACCTCTCTTGATGCGCTAACTAATCCAACTTCTACGGATTCGTTGACGAGTCCGTCTCATGCGGACCAGCACGCTGATGCGAATGATGCGATTGAAGCGTTACAGGCTAAGGTTGGTGTGAACTCGTCTTCGGTTTCTACGAGTTTGGATTACAAGGTCAATA